AGCATCAGCGTATCGGCTTCGTCCGATCGCGACTCGTCGAGCGACAGGCTCACGAGGCGCGGCGAAATCTTGCTCGTGAGGTCTTTGCCGTTGAGCGTGACCTGATAGATCGGCGTCGGTTGCTTCATTGCGCTTTGTCCTTCGCCGGTCCGGTTTTCGTTCTCACGAGGCCATCGTCGACGCGCGTGAGGCTCAACGTGAATTCGACGCGCCTCGGTGTGCCGTCCTTCTGGTGAAGCGTTTGCCCTTCGTCGAGGCCTTCGATTACAAACGCGCCGTACACCTTGCCCGCGCCGTCGACGAGCGCATAGGCGTCGCCATCGTCGCCCATCGTGCGCAGCTCGGTAAGCGACGCAAGTTTTCCGATACCCTGATCGGGTGCAAACCAGCCCGTCAGCGTGATCGTGTCATCGCCGGGGCCGGTGAATTGCCGTGCGTTGCGCCCGCCGATGCGCGACGTGCTTGCGTGCTTCCAGCTCGTGCGCCGTTGCAGCTCCTGATAGGCAAGGGTCGACAGGCTGAAAACGAATTGCCCTAGCGACATCATCATCGTTTCTTTCTCCGTCAATCGGACAGGCGCGAGCTAACGCGCGAGGCCTTCCTGCGATCGATATCCGCGAGCACGAGGCGCACCTGATTCGCGATTTCCTTTGGATCGGCGCCGGTGATCTGGAACACGTATTGATCGGCGGCCGCCGATGCCGCGCCGGCCGCCGCGTTGGCCCCGTTCGCGGCCGCCTGGCGGGCTTGCAGGGCAGGGCGGGCATCAAACGCTACGCCGGGGCCGCCGGCCGCCTGTGCAGCGAAAGAAGTCGCTGCGAGCGCTGCGATTCCGACCGCCGCTTTCGCGATGCGGCCTTGCTCGGCTTCCATGCCGATCGCCGCGCCCTGGGTGATGAACCCGCCCAGCTCGCCGAACACGCGCGACGGGCTATGAATGCCGAGCTTTTCCTTGAACCATCCAACGGTCGAGCTGGCAACGTTCATCACGGCATCTTTGACGGCTCCGAGGCCTCCGGTGATGCCGTTGACGAGGCCGGTAATGATGTTCGAGCCGAACCCTGAAAACTGCGACACGAGCGAGCCGAACCAGCCCGCGACAGCGGCAAAGGTCGATTTGATGTCATCCCATAGGCCGCTAAAAAAGCCTTTGATCGGCTCCCAATATTGATAGATCAGATACGCGCCGAGCGCGATCGCGGTAATCGCAAGGCCGATCGGGTTCGCGAGCAATGCGCGGCCGACGAACATCGCGACACTCGCGAGCATGCGAAGTGCGGCCATTGGTGCGCCGAGCATGCGCGCAAGGATGCCGCCTTGCATGCCGAGGGTCGTCAGACTGAATCTGACGAGAGCGATCGGGCCGAGCACGCCGGCGAGCGCGATCGCAAACATGCCACTGCCAACGAGCATCGCGGCGAGCGCGGCGAGCGTCACGAGCACGACTTGCGCGGCCGTGCTGTGCTCTTTCATAAAGCCGGTGACGCGATCGAGCAAGCCGGCCGTGAGCGACAGGCCGGCGTTATAGATCGGGGAAACCTTCTGGCCGATTTCGAGCTTGAGGTCGCGGATCTTCGCGAGCGCTTCAAGTTCGCGGCCTTGCGTCATGTCGTGCGCTTTCGCCGCCCCTTCGTCGATGCCGTCAGCGCCGGCGTTGAGCCGTTCGTTTTTGTGGATTTGATCGCGCTGCATGTACATCGTCGTAAAGAGGTTTGCAGCGGTGCGATTGGTGAAAATCGTTGCGATCGTGTCCTTGATCTTGTCGGGGTCGGTGACGCCTTTCGCGGCCAACTTCGGCAGCAGTACCTTTTCCATCCATTCGAGCGGCGAGGCCTTGAGAATGTCGCTACCCATCAGCGCGCCCGTTTTGAAGTGGTTTACTTGCCCCATCTTGTTGTATTCTACGCCGTCTTTCGAGATTAGGCCGAGGTCGACGAGTTGGCGCGCGGCCTTTACGGTCGTCTTGCCCTGGTAGACGTTGTTATAGGCCGACATGAGGCCCGTGCCGACCGCGTGCCCGCCCATTTCCTGAATAAGCGGCTCCATCTGATAGAAAAACGCGTCTTTGCGCATCTGCTTTGCCGCGACGCCGCCCGTCTGAATGAACTGCATCCATTGATCGCCGCCGACACGGCCGCCGGTCGCGGTAATCACCTTTTGAACCATGTTCGCTTCGTCTTTGAACGTTGCTTCGTCTTTCGTGCCGCCGCGCAGCTCGATCACTTTCAGCATGTTCATAAACTTTTCTTCGTTCGCGTGCCCGTCCTCCGCGCCGAACAGTGCCTCGTTCGTGAATTTCATTTTCGCGAGCGTCGGCATCACCATCTGAGCATGATGCTCGTCGGCAAAGATGGTGAGCGAGTCGCGCATGAGCGTCAGATTGTCCGTTGTGCTCGTGCCCATCTGTTTCATGGCCTTTGCATACTTCACGGCGTCTGCGGTCGCGTGATCGCCGAGGCCGAGCGCCTTGATGCGCACGGCTTCGCTTTCGAATGCCTTCGATTGTTCGAGCGTTTCGGACAGGTCGCCCATGATGTGCGAGCCGGTTGCCTTTGCGGCATAGCCGGCAATGGCGATATTCGCCGCGGTGCCTTGCAGCCTGCCCATTTTCGCGCGTGCAGCGGCGACAGCCTTCTCGCGCTGCGTGAGCTGTTCGAGCTTCGTCATTTGACCGCCGATCGCGCCGGTCGTCGCGGCGATGCTCGAGCGCAGCTCGCGCTCGTGTTGCGACAGGTTGCGCGTGCTGATACCGGCGACGCCGAGGCGCGTGCGCAGCTCGTCGACTTTTGCCGCCTGTTGGCCGTGTGCGGCCGTGAGCTGCACGACAGAGCGTTTCGATTTCTCAAAGTCGGCGATCATTTGCCGGCTCGGCGGGCCGAACGCGCGCAGGCCGGCGGCCAGCTCCTTAACGCGGGTCTGCGCGGTGCCCAGCTCGCGCGCGGTGCCGGCGAGGCCTGTGCGCATTTCGCGGAACGTGGCAACGTCCTTTTGCGCCTTCTGTAGCCGGCCGAGTTCTTCGCGAGACTCTTTCAGCGACTTCGTAAGGCCTTTGTTACCGTTCATGATGTTGCGCAGGGGTTTCGTTGCGCCGTCGATCATGTCGAACAGCACGCGCAATTTGAGGTCGTTACCGTTTGCCATCGTGTTCTATTCCGTTCCGCTTCGCATGCGCGCCCGCTCGCGCCACTCAGCCAGTTCAACGAGGGTGAAGTCGCACATATCGCGCGGGGTCCAGTGAAACACCGTCGCGATATCGGCCATCGCTTCTTCTACCCGATCAGGTATGCCGTGCTCTACTGAGCACGCCTCGGCAGCAAAAAACCGGCGAACACTACCCCCAATTGCACGAGGTCGGCGGGGTCGAGCTGGAGCACATCAAACTCGGTGAGCGTCGGCGACGAAATGCGCGGCAACACCTTGTTTAGCGCGTCCACGTCCAGATTCACGAGCGCATTGAGCGAGGTGCCGCGCAGCTCGCCGGATGCTGGCTTGCGCAACGTGATTTCGGTGATGATTTGATCGCCGCGCGTGATCGGCTCGTCGAGTGTCACGGTGTTTTGCTTGGCTTGTTCGGTCATTTCTTTCTCTGTTCAGGTTAGTCGGTTGATGCCCGCCCGGTGCGTGACCAGGCGGGAAAGGGGGCATGCTGTGATCGTTACAGGCCGATCGCGTTGCGCAGGTCGGTGAGCAGGTCGTCGCCGTTGACGTTTTCGACCATGTTGATAAGGTCGATTTCGACAACCGTTTCGCCGTTGACGGTCAGCTTGTAATAGCTGCAAGTCGTCGAAACCTTGAACGAGGTATCGTCGCCCGGTTTCGCGTTTCCGAAATCAATTTCCTTGTGACGGCCGCGCACGACGATTTCGATCGCGTCGTGCTTGGTCGTGTCCTCGGCGCGGTATGCGCCGGCGAAACGCAATTGCACGCCGTCATGCTTCGTGATGCCGTATTGCGCACAAACCGATCGCATGAAACCGCCGGCCGTCCATTCGAGCACGATACCCTCTTGCCCTTGATCGATATCGATCGGGCCATTCATGCCGCCGCCGCGATAGGCTTCCATCTTTCGCGTCAGTTTCGGGGGCGTCACTTCGGCCACCTGGCCGGCGAAGTTCTCGCCGTTCTGGAACAGGTTGAAATTCTTTAGTTTCTTCGGCAATGCCATTTTTAATGCTCCTGGTTAGGCCGTGACGCGCGCGGTGAAGTCCATGAGATAGCGATCGGTGATGCGTTGGCGCAGCATCAGGTTTTCGATCGGCGGAACAGGCGTGTAGTCGTAATCAATCGCGAGCTTGCCGGCCTTGAGCGTGTCCTTATCGTTCACGCTA